GCACGAAACATTTTATTTGTTATAAAGTCTGATAATAGCTAGTTTTTAACTTTTTTCAGCTTCAACTGGTACAGGATTAGTATTGTTTATTAATTCACTACATAGCTCAATTTGACCAAGTATTTGCGCATGGTTTTGCTTTAATTGATTTTGATATTTATTTGTGTTTTCAAATTCCTCCTCAATTCTTGTTTTTTCAAGTTGAAGGGCTGTAAGTTTTTGTTTTAAATCAATCATGGTTTTGGATTGTCACTCTTCACTTTTTCACAAGCTGCATAATATTCAGTAAGTTTTGTTGTATCTCCTTTGCTATTCCAATACATAGCATCTGCAAAATCTGCTAAAGCAGGATACAAAGGTTGACGGTCTCTTTTGTATTTAACGTTATTGTAAGCAGTCTTTAATTCCTCAAGCTTGGTGGTTATTTGAGAATCAGTTGGCTGTGTATCTCCGTTAGCCATTAGCCAATTTAAAGTTGAGTTATCAACGACTTGAAACTCTGCATTTGGAGCAAGAGCTTTAACAGCATCGTAAAAAGTAGGTTCCATCATGTTGCAATCTCCAATACAAAAATACTTGATTTTTTGCCGTTGACATTAATTTGACAAGCATCTGTGCTGTTATTGTCTCTCTTACTCTTCATTTTAATGGTCACAGCACTAGTTCCAGGTGAGTCATATTCTCTTACAAAAGTCTCAGGTGAACTATTATAGGTTTCATATTGACCAGTGGAGTTTCTTCCACGATAAACATATATCTCTCCTTCTTCTGTACCATCTACATCCCCATAAAGTCGGAATTGTGCATAATAACTGTTATCAGTAGCCATCGAATACACATTTGCGGTGAAGGTAATAATTAATTTACTGCTTGCAGAAGCAGGGGTATAAGAGAATGAACTCCCTGGAATATCAGTTTTTGAGTAAGTACTACTTATATTTGTTGTTGTTGTAAATTCATGAAAAGCATATTTTAAAACTTTTCCTCCTGATGATAGTCCTGTTAAGTTTGAACCGTCGCCCACAAATGATGTAGCCGTTAAAGCTCCTGTTGCACTATTAAAAGCTAAATTACTGCCAGATTTAGGAGGTAAATCCCCTGTTGCCGCAGTTACAAACAGGGGAAAACAAGTCGTATCAGTTGATTCATCTGCGATTGTGACGTTTGTAGAAGTGGTTGCAGTTGCAGAATTTCCAGTACAAGATCCTGCTGAACCAGAGGTATTTCCAGTTACATTTCCAGTTAATGCTCCTACAAAAGATGTTGCTGTTAAAGCTCCAGTGCTTGAATTAAAAGCTAAATTTGATCCGCTTTTTGCTGCTAACGATCCAGTGGCTGCTGTTACAAATAATGGAAAACAAGTAGTATCTGAACTTTCGTCTGCAACTGTAATTGTAGTTGCATTTCCGTCTGATCCTGCTCCACTATTAGTTTGAACAGCGTTACCCATGTGAGCATGAGAACTACATTGATAATGGAGAACAATAGGAGTTGAATCTGTAATTACTATTTGTGTATATGCACCACTAGAACCTGGTGTCCCTGACGTCGTCACATTTGTTGTATATGCGGTTGTCTTGTCTGCCTCTTCATAAAAAAGTAAAGGATGTCCACTATTACTTGAGTCTGCTTGATCAAATTTATATGTTCTGCCTGGTGTAAGTGTTATAAATGGTGCAAATTTGCCATCTATTTTATAACCATTTGACGATCCTGTTCCGTTGTATCGATGAGTAGCGTCTTTACTGGCAACGGTAACAGTAAAAGTTTTGACTGATCCTGTATAAAGAGCATGAATAGAAGCTGGTCCAACAATATTACCGTCATTTGTAAGACTTACATTCCCTGTAAAACTAGGTGAAGCTGTGCTACCTGGATCGACCCAACTTAAAACTCCAGAAGCATTACTAGATAAAACATAACCACTTACAGAAGCATCTGTACTTGGTAATGTCCAAATAATATTACTTGCTACTGTTGCTGGTGCTTTAAAGCCAACATAATTACTTGAATCTGCATCTAAATATCTAAATTCTTTTTGACCAGATATTGAAAAATTATTTACACAATTTCCAGTTAATTCAAAATCATTTGCAAAAGTAGTTTTTCCTGATGAGTTTATTGATAATCGTGCAGACCCACCTGTACTTAAAACAAGTGTGTCAGATCCACCGCTAATTCCTGAATTTGTATCTGAACTAAAAGAAAAAGCGGGAGTGCTTGCAGATCCATCTGGTGCTTTTCCTAAAATATTTGCATAACTGATTTTTTTATTTTGTTCATCTCCACTAGCTGAAATATCAATTAATGGGAAAACATCATCAGAAGCTGGAGTTGTACTTTCAGTGAAAGCACTAATTTTTCGATTTGTCATTTTTAAGTTTTTATGACATACATCATGGCTATATTACGTGGTCTTGTTTCCGTTCCGCCTGAATTTCCAAGAGAGATACCAGTAGTGCTTGACCCAGTGTTTACTGTTGTATTAATGCAATCATCATTGGAGGCTGGCCAAGGTCTGTAATTTGCATTATTTTGCTCATCTTGTCTGTCCCATGTATGAGTATGGCCTGGATCTGTTACTGAATGACTATGTTGTTTATTTTGATCAGATTGTGCTGTCCCAATGCTTCTACCACTATCAATCCCACGTGAATTATCAAAACCTCTAATAAATTCACCTCTTAAATCTGGTAAAGTAAAAGTATTGGAATCAACAGAGCCGTAAGTTGTCCCGATAACTGCAAATAAAGCAGAATAAGTTGTCCTACTTATAGAAGCTCCATTACATTCTAAAAACCCCGTTGGGACTGAAGCAACAGCCATACAAAACACTGCACCTGTTGGTGTACCTTGTACAGCTACAAAAGAAAGAACACCTGATCCATTTGTTTGGAGCACTTCACCAGATGAACCATCTGAAGAGGGAAGCGTAAAAGTAATATTTGAACTTACAGTAGAGGCAGCCTGTAAGGCTACATAGTTACTGCTATCTGAATCAGCAAGCCTTATATCTCCCTGAGCCTGAATTGTTATTCCATTACTATCAACAATCGCTCTTTCTGTTCCAGCAGTAGACAAACCAATCGTGTTTGCTGACTTTCTAAACAGGCCAGTATCGGTATCTCCATCAAAGGCTATAGCTGGTGTGCTGGCTCCTGAGCCATCATCTGCCAGTAAAGCACCTGTCATAGTGCCGCCTGTCTTTGGTAATAGTCCTAAATTATCCTCTCCTACATCACCAATAACACGAAAATTTGAACCATCATAAACTCTTAAAGTATCATCGCTGTCTTTGCCATAAAGCATAAATTTAGCAGGGTTACTTGGATCAGACCCACCACTATTATTTGTTTTTATTGCATCTAAAATATTATTTATATCTTGTCTTACAACATTTCCTGCCGCATTTTCAACTGTAAAATTCGTTACTTGTGACACTAGATTATAACTTTTTATTCATTCTATACCCCTTTTCCAAAACCTACAGCTTGATAAGTGAAATTTCTATCTAATACAGTGGATCCATTTAAAAATTTAACAGTAAAGCCAGTTCCTGAAACATTTGAAATCGTGAAAAAATCTCCTGATTGCATGTTTTGGGCAGTTATTCCAATACTAGGAAGATAGGCGTTGGCTCCTCCTAACGATGACGTCCCTACAAAATAAGGTGCTGAGAACGTTATTGCTTTGCCACCACTTGCTGTTCCTGATGCTATTGTTGTTGTGCTTTGTTCTGTCCTTGAGGGTAATGTTGCGGTATATCCTAATTGCTGAACATTTATATTTTGATTCGTATTATCACTTGTCAAATCTGCTTTAAATTTAAATGCTCTAGCTTTAAATTCACCATTAGCAAATTTATTAAATGACCCAAAAGAAGATGCATCAGTGCTTGTTTTTACAAAAACTTGACAATCAATTTCATTTGCAGGATTTCCATCAAAATCTGAAATTTGATCAAAATCAATAACATCATCTAAATTACTTCCAATAGAAAAACCTATACTTTGAATATGCCTTTTAAGTGTTAAAGAAAAAACTCCACCAAGGTCTAGAGTCTCAGCAAATTCATAACTGCCACTCGCATTTGTGGCTGGATTTGTTAATTTCAATGCGCCACTAGAAAAAGTTACATTTGTTTTTGTACTTGTACAGCTTCCAGAACCAGAGGCCGAACAAAAAGGTTGAGATAATAAATCTTCTCTTTTAGTAAGCACTATTAATTCCTGCCCAAAGTCAGGAAGATCAATAATTACACTTGTTTCATTTGTTGAAAAGTGACCAGAATCATCTTGAAATTTTAAAATGTATTCTCCTTCCAAAGCAGGGAGAGTGGCCTCAGAAGTATTACCTGCAAGTGCATTTACAAGGTCAACAGAACCTGCAAATGTTCCAGAGCCATCTGTCTTATTAGAATGCCTTACATAAACCCGTCCACCATGAAGGACATCAGCATCAATTGATTTATCCCACCTTAATCTAATTAAATTATTGCCTAAAGGTTCTGCAGTTAAATTTTGGACATCTGAAGGAGGCGCAGTTTTTCCTTGTGCTAAAAATATTCCATCTAACGATGTGGAAGAAGTTTCAAGCAAAGCATTATAAGAAAATATTTTTACTTCATAGGTTCCACTTTCGCTATTAGTAATTTGTATATCAGGCCTAAAAACAACTTCACTGACAAAATTTCCATTGTTAAATCTATACTGAACTAAATATTGATTAACACCTTTTACAGGAACCCACGTAATAAATAATTTTGTAATTGCAACTGCATTTCTTACAACTATTTTCTCTTCAAATGATAATGATGTAGGAGGTAATGGAGGTGCGTTTAAAACCGAAATGGTTCTTACTGGTAAAGTAATTCCTTGTTCAATATTTTCATACTTATTTGGATTATATGACAAGGCAGTAATTTTATATTGTATGCCTTCAGTTTCTTCAACACTAATAACTCTAAACTGTTGAAGTTCTACAGTTGAGCTTGAAATAGCCCATATTGAGTTAGTATTGGGAGCTTCTGATAAGGCTGATTCTAAAGTAACAACATTATTAACTATATTTGTAATTGTTTTTTCCTCTACTGAGTTATCAGGCATAACAATAGACATTGTTTGGTCAGTACCAGTAAACAATGGTAAGTCTTGAGTACTATCTACTGTAATTGTGGTGGTTGTTGCACTGTTAATACGTCCAGATCGTTTTACTCCACTTCTCATTGGATCATTAATGCTAATAACAGCACCTGGCCTGACAGTTATGCCACTATCTACAGAGGATGTAAAAGTAACAATCTCACTTTCATTTTGCTCACTAAAAAGAATCGCTTTTCCTAATCTTTGTGCCTGACTTCGTGAAGTCGTGCCGAATGCTTTTACAGTTTTTTTAACGACACCTAGTTTTGTTTTTGCGGCTGTATCTTCAACGACTTCATAATCTATCTCTCTTGAATCCATATTAAAATATTGCACTGCTATTACTGAATGCCTTGTTTTTAAAGAAGATCCACTATATACAAAACCTTCTTCAGTAACGTTTGAAAGACTATATACAAAACTTGCATCTGTACTTTTATCTATTGCAAGACTTATTGAACCAGCACTCCAAATTGGCATGCATCTCATCACACTACATAATTCTTCAATGACAGTAAATGCTTCACTTGAATTAACTATGTTTACATTGCAGCTAAACCTTGCTTCTTGTCCACCAAAACCATCATCAACTAATTCATTTGCAAATTTAGAAGCATTTACAAAAGAAAATAAATCTAAATTACTATCTGTTATATGATCTCCAAGCCCATAACGTTGGGTTGTAAGCAAATCTAAAAGAACCATGCTTGGACAGCTACACCATTGAGCCGCACCCATTGTCCCATTAAATATATACCCAGTTGGATAAATAATTCTGCCTGTATTGTTATCAACAGTAGGGGTCCCAGAAGATGATGCACCTGCCCCTGGTATTCTTATCTTTACCCCTCTTATTCTATATTTTCTGTTTGGAATATTGCTTACTATTTTACTATCAAGAGTCAAAGAAACATAAGCACTGTCAGCATAAGTTTGTTTATCATCAATTAATTCTTGCATTGACAATACATTGAATGAATCTTGCAAAGATGCATCTGTGCTATCAGCAGTAATCCGTACAACTTTTATATCAACAGGAAATGATCCAGTTAGAGTAACCCTATAATCTTTTGAATAAGAGTCTCCTGTTCGGCCCGTTATTGTGTCTGAAATTATGTCAGAAAAACCACCTGAATTATATTGAACCTGTATTTTTAACTGAACTTCTGAGCCTAATAAATCACCATTATCAGTTGCTTTTTGTAATTGAGGAAAATTAATAGTAACTCTTACAGCATCTATTTCTGTGTTTGTAATTTGTTGAGTTACACCACCATTTGCAACTGTACAAGCTCTTGGAAAACCTGAGATAGGACTAGATGATTGCTCTATGCCTGAAATATGTTCTTGATTTGCTGTACCGAATCTTGGTGTAAAAGAAACATCTTGATAGTTAAAATCAGAATTTGATGGATTTGTTGAGTCTGCATTTGCTTGTAATACAGATGTATCATCTAAGAAAACATCTTTTAAAGCAGCCGTATTATAAGTACTTGTTCCTTTTGTTCTCCCTTCTTTTGAAGCTGTTGCAAAGCCTTCTATTTCTCCTTCTGAAATTAAATCTTGCAGAGTTACAAACGCACGACTGTTCAGAGTGTCAGGGGCTCTTGTTGGACTAGGAGGCTGTCTACTTCCACCGCCACCAGCTCCTCTTATTATCTTGCTCATGCTGTTACTTGATCTGTTGTTAAATTCATACTAATAACTGTTGAGCCTGTGAAAATTTCTCCATAACAAATTGCATGTGTTGTACCTGCTCTTGAAGTATTAGGTGTTCCACTAAAATCAAAAGATATTCGGGGATCTTCGTCATTTTCAAAACCAGACGGCTTTGGCATAGGGAATAATAAATCTGTTACACCAATTAAAGTCAGACCTAATCCAACATTACCTAATGAAGCTGCTATACCTTTACCAAAGAAACCAAAACCTTGTGTATTATTTAAAGCCAATCCCGTACCTCCAGAAGCAATCCCAATTCCAATTAAAGCGGCTCCTAAAATAAATCTTCTCGCTCCTCCACCTGCGCCACTAATCATTGGTACTATTTTTATTTCGTTTGCAAATGGATAATTTATTTCACTTTCTAAAATTTCTTCGTCATCTGCTAACACTTGATAATACTGAGAATTCATATAAGTTTCTAACTCCGGCCAATTCATTAACAAAAATCTTATGGCCTCACCTGTTGATCTTACATGAGCTTCCAAAACTGCATGCCCTGTTATTTTTTTTAAATCACCATATAATTTAATTTTTTTTAGCATAACGAAACCTCATACCAGTACATTTTAACAACCATTCAGAATAAGGCTCTTGACAACTTAAACGATTTGATAAATGGTGCAAAACTTCTCCATCTAAAAAAATTGCTACATGATTTAAGCCATTACCTAAAATTGACATAAATAACAAATCACCATTTTTTAACTTTTCATTTGGTTCTAATAAACGAAATCCTGTTTTTTCTGCGCATTTTTCAAACATGGGATTTTTTAGAAATTCCTCTTGTGTTGCAGGTCTTTCCCAATCTTTTAAGATAATTCCAAATTCTTCATAATAAAAATCTTTGACAAGGCTATAACAATCATTAACACCAAAACAATAAGGCCGTCCTCTTAAAGGTAATTTAAACCCTTTTGGCTCGCAATATCCCCAATGACCTGTTTTTGGGTTAACTATATGCCAAGGTAAATTACTTTGTTCACAACTAACTTTGTCTGTTTCGCTAGCTTCAGCAGATGTTTTAGGATGAGAATGAACAACGCTGACAACTTGCCCTAATTGTTCAGCAGCAATAAAAGATTTTGGATCTAATATAAAAGACTCACAAGGATTTTCAGAGATATTATTACAAGCAAAATATATTTTTTTCCCTTTTATGTTAATTAAAACGCCTACAGATTCTTTTGGTAACTCTATTTTTGCATGTTCTAATGCTTTGTTTTTCCAATTCATTAAACAAAAGTACCAATTGAGGGGAATATATCTCTTGTGCATTGTCTTTTTGGTAATCTAATTCCTGCTAAATCACTAATACTTGCTAATTCAAATACAACAAGTTCTCTACTTTCACTTACTTTTCTATCAATAAAATATATTTCTCTTGGAAATTCATTATTTGCTGCTGTAGAGTTTGATGCTTCTAAACCAATTTCATTTCCTGATTCTTGCAAAATAAGATTTGATAAAGAAGTTTCTTGTGCAATACTTCCAGTACTCGGTTGATTTGCAGAATCCAAAAACTTAGCAAGTGTTCTTATTCTTGTAATTTTTGCACCTGTTAAATCATTACCTGTTGTTATTAAATTAACCTCTAACATCACTGAGGTTATTAAAGATAAAGCATTGCTTATTGATATTTGAGGCCTTGGTAATTGCCCTTTTTTAAATGAGAAGCCAGTGGCTTGTACGGGATAACGCAAATAAGAATTGCCTTGCCATATAATTTTCGAATTAAGATCTAAATTACTTCCTGCATGAAATCTATAAGTCATAATAGATTGATTACCATGCAAACTTGCATCTAGTTCTAATTCAAATAATTCAATTATTGCTGATGGGTTGATCTTTTGAAGATCATTAATAATAGGATCAACACTCATGGCTCAAAAACTTCTCTGAATGTTGTTGAAATAGTTGCTCTATTTAAAAAAGTAATGGATTTTGTCCATGCGTCACAAACAAATTTTGAGGAAGAAGTTTCGCCTGGTGGAGTAAAATCAAAACTTTCATTGTCTAAAGCTCTAGCATCTAAAAAAGTTTCAATAGTATCAGCATCAGTTTCTGAGACAACGAATTTAAGAGTATAAATCTTTGGATTTGTATGGGCATCTATTCCAAATAAAATCCTATGTTCATATCCATCAGCAAAACGAACCACACGCTTATTTGGTGCTGATTTTTTTTGGACCCCGTATTGAGGAGAGATTGAGGGAAATGTTGCCATTATCGTGTCGCTGCTAAAAGCCCACCAGGTCTTTGCTGTGCCAAAATTTCAGCTTGTACTGCTGCCGCCAGCATACCTCCAAGTTCTTCTGCTTGGCTATTATTTCCTTCAACCTCTGAATTTGTAGCGTCTACATTTACCACGATATTAGTTGAACCACCATTGTTTATTTGGTTATTAGGAATAATTGTTCCAGATGTAGAGGGGATAAACAGCTCTGGTCCTCGCTCCCCAACTAATGAAGCTTGCCCAACTGGAGGTCTTCCTCCATTTGCAAAACTCAACCCTGAGAACAATTTACCTCCTTTTGATTTTAAAAGGCTTGTAACACCTAATCTTATTAGAGACTCAGCAAGATCATTAATAATACTCCTTGCCATATCTCCTAATGATTTTGTTCCTTTAATTGCTTCTACTAAGTTATCTCTTATATTTGTTGCAATAGAATCACCAACATTTTTATAAGCTTCTTTTAATTCTTTTAAAAACTTCTGTTGCTTTAGTAATGCTTCATTTTCTTCGTCAATTTTTTTTCTGTTTTTATCTATTATATGAAGTCTTTGTATTAAAGCTTCAATTTGATTATTTAGTATAACGCTTTGTTTTTGTCCATTATTAATTGCACGTCTATTATTAGACTCTCTTGCTTTTTCTAATCTCGCCTCAAGTTCTATCTGTTTAAGAATAAGCTTGTTTAATGATTCTTTGACTTCTGCTTCTGTTCCTTTTTCTATTAAATCTTTTAATTTCTGTCGTTGTTTAATTTGTTTGATTATTGCCGTTGTAATTCCACCAATAGCCAAAGCAATCCCCACATAAGGAACTGCAGCAAAAGCTATATTCAAAGCACCTACACCCACAGTTAGGGCTGTAATGGATTTTGTAGCGAATAATGCAACCGTAGAAAGTTTTGATAATCCTAAAGTTGCGGCAACCGATGAAATCCCTACCACACTCAGTTTTGCGGCCAATACCGTTGTAGCAGCAGAAAGCAAGCCAGCAACAACAGTAAGACCTTTAACACTTAAAGCTAAAGCACTAAAAATTGCGACAGTATTTCCTAATGGCGATGTCGCAAATTTTGCGACTGCCTCAACTAGTTTTGTTAATGCGTTGGCTCCTTCCAAAACAGCAGGTGCTAACAACGTACCAACAGCAATCGCCAACTTTTCTGTCTCATTCCTTAACCTTTTAAAAACCATAGTCGGATCTTTATCCATTAATTCTTTTAAGGCCTTGCCACCATCTTTTTCTATCTTTTTTAGTGCTTTAATAACAACAGGAGCAGTGATTTTTCCTTCTGCTGCAAAAGCTCTTAATTCACCTGTAGTAATTCCTAACTCATCAGCAATTGGTTTTTGAATAACACTCATTTGCTCAGCGATACTATTAAATTCATCGCCTCTTAAGACTCCAGAACCTAGTGCCTGAGTTAATTGGCGCATTGCTCCAGCCTGTTCTTGTGCTGAGGCTCCAGATAAAATTGCAGCCGTATTAAATCCATTAAAAGTTGCAGTGATATCATCCATCGTTGCTCCTAATGGAGCTAATCTTGCTTGTAAACCTGTAACGCCGTCTAAAGCTTCAGTTGAGCTTAAACCAAATTTTGTCTGTGCTTGTTCAACCAACTTCAAAGACTCGGCATAAGTGCCTGTATCTTTTGTTAATAGTTTTAAGCGTATGTCTAACTTCTGGAAACTTGTTGCTTGTTTGACAGTTTGCCCTATAACTGCTGTTGCTCCTATTCCTATAAACGCATTTCTTAAAGTACTGACAGCCCCAGTTAAAGCTTGTGTCTTCCTTTGAACCTGCCCTAATGCTCTCGTTGCCTGTGAGCCGTCAACCGTAAGTTTTACATTTGACTGAGCCACTTTTTATAAACCCTTTTTATATAGTTTAACCTCATATCCTCCTTTTGTTTCGATCTGCTGCCCTTTTTTCTTCTTCCGCTTTTATCTCGTAATAAGCAGCAAAATAAATAAATTCCTCTTCAGTCATTGATGACCTTAAAACACTAACTGTTTGTCCTAATTCTGTTGCGAGGAAAAACTCAAACCTTAACCAGCTATTCCCCTTTAACTTTTTTTTGCTGTATCTAAATTAATTTGGACATCAAATAAAAATAATTCAATTTCATTTAAAATATTTTCTGGTAGTTCTCTTTGTAAATTTGGGGCATCTGCTACGTTAAATGCTTTTGTTCCATCTTCTAGCTCTGCCATCTGACACAGCAATTGAGTTGAAACCGTTAAAGCTTCATCTGTTCCTGCTGAAGATTGCGCCCGTTGCCTATCGTGCCTTGTTAATGGAGGAAAATATAAATCTACAATTTTTTCTCCGTTTCTATTCTTTAATTCATATTTCCGACGATTCGACATTTCATCGGCAAACGCCTCGGTAATTAAATTAACTGTTCTTTTTGTTGACATAATTTTGGGGTTGTTTATTTAAGAATATTAAATAACTGAAGTGATAGCACCATTAGTAATGAATGAAATATTAATAATTTGAGTTTCACCAAGGGTTGCTCCATATTCTGCGCCCGTAATAATTCCAGCAAAACTTATTTTTTTCGCAGAAGTAGCAGAATCTGGAAACAATTCAAAAAGAGCATCTCCATTATCTCCTGTTGTGAATATATCATCTATAAATGTTGTATAGCCTGCGCCTGTTTCACTTGGATTATATAAAAGTTCTGCTGAACCTTCACCAGCAATCAAACCACCTATAAATGTTTTCGAGGTGTCACCTTGTTTTGTTGTTTCATGGGTGTCTTTTGTAACTGATAAAGACCATGATCTTGTTTGACCAACGTCGGCTTCTGTTCCGCCAGCATTCTCAAACATGATTTTTCCAACATCTCCTTTAATAGCAGTCATGTAAACAAAGAAAAGTTATTACTGATATATTAACCTTTTTTAGTATCTTTTACATTTTTAAGGGTTGCTTTGTTTTTTTCCATATATCTTTTACAACGATTATCCCAATAAGCTGGATCTCTACGACCCTTTACAGCTTCGATTGCTTCAAGCATTTCTTCTGTGATTTCCATCGTTAAAGATTTTCAAAGACTTCAAAAGTTATTCTAATCTGTGTTTGATAAAAACCATCAGGTGCGCCCGTTAAAGATTCAGGGCCTATAGGTGCGTCAAAAATTACGTTAGAAACTGTTTGGCGATTATATAAATCTCTTAACCTTGTTGCAATGGTTAAATTAGCTCCAGCCCCTGTTGCCTCTGGAGTGTAAGTATTTAAAAGGATCAAACCTACTACTGCGTTATGTGAATCACTTGATTGAGTTAGATATACATTTGCACCAAAACTAACTTGACATTGTACAAATGATTCAACACCAATTGAGTCATAAGCCATATTGTTAAACACAACAGGGATGACAGGACTACTTGCAAGCTCTGTTGCTAAACGCCCCTCAATGGTTGATCTGATTGTATTTAGGTCAACGGCTGCCATTAGATGCCCCTCTTGATTTTTTCATATTCTCGCTTAGCCCAATTTTCTAATTCTTTTGCAATAATTTCTGGATAACCTTTTACAGTTGCTTGTCTTGTTCGATATTGTCCACCCCATGAAGGCGGCAAGTTTTGACCATAAGCAACTGGCTCTGCATATTCCTTGTTGTTTAATATCGTTCCTATGTATGGCTTTGAAACGTCTGTCTGCCAATCATCTCTAAGCTCTCCTCCAGTTCCACGTTCTAATAAAGCTTTTTTAAATGGTACTACTTGACCATTTGGTAACGTAAAAAAATCAGGTATAGAATCTAAGTCTGGATAGTTAACTAAAGAAAAAACAGGGGTTGCTTCCTTTACCCTTGCCCACCATTCCAAAGTTGTTACTCTGACTAATTTTTGAACGGCCTCGGCCATTACATCATCGATTTGATCTAGCCTTATTTTTCGAACCATTACGACCTCAAGAACAAAGTAAAAGCAATTGGAATATTATTCTGTTCTTCGGTGTTAATTTGCACAATCTGATAAACAACTGAACTAATTACAACACGATCTTTAGGTGTTGGCACATAATCCAAATCACCTGCTGAAATAACACAAACCTTATCCTTTGCTTGAATTAAATCATTAACCTCAGAATTGCCAACATCAGAAAGAACACCATTAACAACTGTATCTGCTGTACTTTCGCTAATCGCTCCTGTTGTTGTGTTATAACTTCCAGCCGTTACTTTTCTAATCGTTACAGAACCACCAAGAGCTTTTAGACTCTTAGAGGCTGCTTTTTTCAGAGAAGAGGCAAGACCCATTACAAACTATATGCAATAACAGTTCCACTGTCTAATTTAACGCTTGTTATCACTCCACAGACTTCACCCGTTGCACTAACGCTGATTCCTGTTAAGTCACCAGTTATGTTTTCAGCAACAAGCGTATTAATTACAGCATCATTTAAGGCAACTACTTTGCCAAATCTTCCTGTGTGAGCGGCTGTATCATTGATAATTTTCGCTGCGGGGTAGTCGTATCCATAGCCCATAGTTAAGCCCTCTTGATTGAAATGTTTGCTGGTGTGCTGATTCTAATCCCATTCAGGTATTCTTGAAACAATGGAGGCACTTGATCAGCACCAACCGCCCCAAAGAAACGAGGCGTTACATTGATGGACCCAATACTAACAGCGTTAAAATTTTCTAATCCTGATAGTCCTAAAGCATCACGATTATTATTTAAATAAACAGCTAAAACAACTTGCGCCTTCTTTACTCTATCTGGGATTTCAGTATCTAAATAATAATCTGCTACTAATCTATTTGGAAAACTTAAGCCATAAAGGTTTGTATAAGTATCAGGTTTTCTTACTCCTGATCTCGGCCATTGAAGTGCTTGAGTATCAGCCACCCTCGCACCTAAAAATCTTTCTCTATCAATTCTTTGAGCTGCTGTATATAAAGCCCGATTTCTATAGTCATCACTTGTTGTTCCAGCTTCCCATGCTTGCACATCATCATCAACAATCAATCCCTCAACAATAGAGTTTGCATCAGAGAGGGTGACATAAGTATTAGCGGATGCACCGCCTACAGTTGCATCAAGACTGATTGCCATTTTCTACCTCTTGTTTTTTTGCTCTTGGCTTGCGTTTGGGTTTTGGCTTTTCTAAAAGAGCTGAGGCCGCTTTTTCAGCAGCCTCGTTTTGCTCCCTCATACGCCTAAAAGCGTACATTGACATTAGCTTGAAGCACCTTTAATAAGAGCAAAAGATAAAACAATTGCTTCAGATAAAGAGCCAGCAGATACGTTAGAAACAGAAATTTTGCAACTTCCGTCTGCAAGTGTATTTGCTTGAGCTAAATATGATCCTGCTGTACCAGCAGAAGAGTGGTTCACGATAACAACATCAGTAGAAGCAATCTTGCTGTTAGTAAGTGTAAAACTTACCTCGGCTGCGGCTGCTAACGCTGCATTGTTCATTGTGATCTGACCAGACAAAGTATTTAGCGTTACGGCTGTACTTTTGTTGGTCGCTTGAGTGACGGTTCCGCCGTCTACATAACCGATAGCTTTACCAGCGGTTACGTCAAAAAGTGATGGCATGATTAATTACCCCTAGTCGTTGTTAGAAACAACAGTTGCACGAACGATACCAATGTTCTTTGTTTCGTAGACTTTCGACCAAGAGCCTACAGTTTCAAGAACTGATCTTGTTGGGTTAACAGTTGATACTGCATACTTCAAACCTACAGGATGATAAATGTAGTGAAGATCAACAGCCATTGCTTCCTCTAGAGCAAGGATGTCTCTATCAGTTTGAACACGCTGTGGAGCCTGTTCACCTGTTACGACAGAACCATTTGCAAAGAAGAAACAAGCATATTCAGTACTTGCACCGCTTCCTGTTGTTGGGATGTCATCAGAAACGATTACATTAAGACCCATGAAAGAACCAACTTGTGCGCTACCAGCAAATGCATTTGCAGTAGAACCAGAAGTTGCGCCTGTATCAGGTGCGCCTGTATTGTCGTAAATTCTGTCAATTGCTCTACGCTCTACCAAGTCGTAATAAGTCTTGGAGTGCATAGCAATAGAGGTCAATTTCTGACCTTGATCACCGAGAATACTTTGAGCCTTTGCAACGTGGCGAGGACTTAAAGTTGTTGGTGTGTCGCCTGATTCAGAATCTATGCAATGAGTAAATAAAGCACTATTTGAATCGTTAGCATTAAGAGAACCAAAAGCACCTGTGAGGCAAGAATACAAATCTTTTTGCTTTTGATTGTTGACATAAGCTGCCAACTTATTACCAATAGCAGCCATAGGATCAGGACCGCCACCAACTGCTAATGCTGCTAAATCTCTAGAACTGAATGCTCTACCTCTATGAAGTACAACACCAATCTGGTTATCAGCAGTAATTTTGCCAGGTGTTAAAGAAGTGCTATCTGTTAGAACTTCAAAATCGCCGCTTAAATTAGCTGCATAAAATGGGATCTTTACAAAATCCCCTCCTCTATCAGAGGAAAGATTTAATTCCGCCAAAGGTGTGACAATTCCACTCTGTAAGAATGAATCCGTCTGTGTTGTCGCCTCTATTAAATAGGGGGTGAAAACCTCTGGAATAATTAAATCGCTTCTTTGGGTACTCATTTTGAATACTTAAAAAATTGATTTATTTATAAAAAACGGGGACAACCCCTGACTCAGACAACCGAGATATTTATATATTAACCTTTTACAGCATTTTTCAACATTTCATATTTATTTCTATCGGTTCGATATAAACGGCTTTGCTCAGTCAAATTAAAACTATCAGGTGCAAATGGATTCTTTTCACCTGCTGAAACAAATTCTGTTGTTGATGCTTTTACCGTAGAAGCTCCGCCGCCTTGCGGTCTGGAATGTTTTTGCACCCAGTTTGGCATTTGTTGTTGCGCCCATTCTTTTACAGGTGTTCTTGTATATCCATCAACTACAACAACCGTCCCATCTGGTTCTCTTGAAAGTTGCTCTTTATTTAAACGGCTTAATACATATTGAGGATCGTGAACAACATCAGCTAAAGCAGTTACAGCAGGTGCTTCAATTTCTAACTTTCTTTTTTCACTTCTTAAAGCTTCAATCTCTTTATTCTTTTCTTCTTCCGCTTGTCTGTACTGACTAGCAAGTTTTTCCCTTGCTTCTTCATATTGCCCTTTTGCTTCCAACTCTTCCTGTTCTTTTTTCTGCTTAAAAGCAATTAGTTCGTTTACATCGACACCATCAGGAATCATTTTTGCTCTCTGTCTTCCTTTTATATTTTCATCTAAAAGCTTTGCATTATTAGCCTTTAAGGCTTCTATCTCAGCTTTTAACGCTTCAGTTTCAGAACTCGGTGGATTTGGTCGTTGTAATTCTTCAGCCATAAATTTTTAAATGGGGTTTTAATAATAATACCTATTTTTTACCATTTGGTTATATTTGACCAATATGCAGCAGACATTTTGCCTTTTGCTATGTTTTTAGCGTGTCTAGCTTTAAAGCTGCGTCTTTTTGCCTTATCTGACTCTGACTCGCCTTTTCTTGGTGGTTTTGTTTTTGCACCCTGCATTCCAAATCTAATTAATTTTATTTTATCGCCCTCTTTTGCCAAAACGACATGAGACTTTGTTGGATGTGATGGGGTTCTTTTAGCTTTATTAAAACCAGACAAACCAAATTTTTCTAATCTAGGGTCTTTGCTCATTTGCCTTTTTTACGCATTGCCATTCTATGTGCTTCAGTAAAGGAAACACCTTCTCTCATCTTACGTTTCATATATTCCATGTGAGCCTTTGTATGCCCATGTGTTTCTTGATGCTTCTT